ACCTTTCTCAAGGGGCACATCGGTGTCGATGAGAGCTTAACTGGACTGCAATTAGGAGAAGAGTAATGGCCCATTTTGCTGAGCTTGGCCCGAACAACGAGGTTCTTCGAGTCATCGTCGTGGACAACCGCGACACTGCTGACGCTAACGGCATTGAGAAGGAACACATCGGTGCTGCTTTCTGCGAGCGCCTGCTGGGTGGACGCTGGGTACAGACCAGCTACAACGGCAACAAGCGCAAGAACTACGCTGGTCAGGGTTATACCTATGACGAGCAGCGCGATGCGTTCATTCCCCCGAAACCCTTCACTTCATGGGTTTTAAACGAAGACACCTGCCAGTGGCAAGCACCAACCCCGATGCCGACTGATGGCGGTATGTATTCATGGGATGAGGCAACGACCTCGTGGAAAGCATCGGAGGCAGCATGAGAGACTACGTACTTGCACGGGCTAAAGAACCCTCAACATGGCGCGGTGCCATTCTCTTTTTGACCGCTATCGGCGTGCCCATCGCTCCGCAGCTGGGTGAGGCTATTGTGACCGCTGGCCTTGGTCTGGCAGGTCTGGTTGGTATGTTTACTGCTGACAGCAAGAATGATTAATTCCCGTAGTCTGGACGAGCTGCTGCCGCCAGTAAAAGTGCGGGTGCAGAAGTTTCTGGATAGCGCCAAGGCACAGGGACTTGACTTGCTTGTAACCAGCACGTACAGGGATAATGCGAGTCAGGAAGCGCTGTACGCCCAAGGCCGCACAAAACCCGGAAAGATTGTGACCAACGCCAAAGCAGGGCAAAGCTGGCACAACCACCGATGCGCCGTGGATGTCGTCCCCATAGTGGCTGGTAAACCGGTGTGGGATGCCAAGAACCCTATCTGGCAGCAGGTGGGTGCGCTGGGTAAAGCTGCAGGTTTAGAGTGGGCTGGGGATTGGAAACGGTTTAAAGAGTTTCCTCACTTTCAATACACAGGCGGGTTGACGCTGGCGCAACTGCAGTCCGGCTCAAAAATTGTTTGATGCGAGTGTGTAATGCCATTACAGCTTCTACAGTTTCGCCCCGGTATCAACCGCGAAGGCACGACGCTTGCCAATGAGGGCGGCTGGTATGAGTGCGACAAAATTCGCTTCAGGTCGGGCTATCCGCAGAAACTGGGCGGCTGGCAACCCATATCTCCAAACACGTATCAAGGTATCGCACGTAGCCTGATTAATTGGGTAACGCTCAAAGGCTATAACCTGTTAGGTGTTGGCACCAACCTCAAGTACTACATCGAGAGTGGTGGCACGTACAACGACATCACCCCTACGCGTGCAACAGCCACGTTGACAGACCCGTTCACTACGGACTCCGGTTCAAGAACCGTCACCGTCACCGACGCTGATCATGGCGCAGTTACTGGCGACTTTGTGACGTTCTCTGGTGCTACCGCTGTGGGCGGTCTGACGTTAAACGGCGAATTTCAGATCACCTACGTCAACACCAACACGTACACCATACAAGCACCCAGCGCGGCGACATCATCTGCAACAGGCGGGGGCACGGTCACAGCTGTGTATCAGATCAACACCGGCTTGGCGACATACAGCTACGCAACGGGTTGGGGCACAGGCGCGTGGGGCGGCATTGTTCCGGGTGTGCAACAGACGCTGTTGACCGCAGATATTAACGCCAGCAACACCAACATTACTGTCACCTCTACCACCGGCTTTGCTAACGCTACCGGCACGCTGTTAATTGGCAGTGAGCTGACAAAGTACACCGGCAACACGGCCACAATATTTACTGGAAACACACGAGGTGCGAATGGTACGGTGGCTACCAGCCACTCCAACGGCGCGATCGTGTACAACGCGACTACTTACACAGGGTGGGGGCAGTCTTCTGCGCAGGGTATTGGGCAGCAGTTGCGGCTGTGGTCGCAGGCGAACTTTGGTGATTACCTGCTCATTAACCCGCGCAACGGTCCAATCTATATGTGGGTGCCGCAGTACACGGGGTCGAACGTGTTGCTGTTTAACTCCCCGGCAAACCTGCTCTCTAATACCAGCACCGGCATTTACACCACGGACGCTTCTTGTCCAACCGTGGCTACGCAAGTTATGGTGTCGGATGCCTCACGTTTTGTGATTGCGTTGGGTGCAAATGACTACGGCAGTACTGAGCAAGACCCCATGTTGATTCGCTGGGGTGATCAAGAAAGTTACTCTGTCTGGGAGCCAGCCATCACTAATCAGGCAGGCAGCTATCGCCTGTCTTCGGGTTCGGCCATCATCACGGCCATTCAAACCCGGCAAGAGATTGTTGTACTGACGGACGCCGCGGCGTACTCCATGCAGTATCTGGGGCCACCATACGTCTGGGGCTTTAACATCCTGTCAAACAATATTTCTATTATTGGCCCCAACGCCATAGGCGCGGCCAACAACATCGTGTACTGGATGGGGTTGGATAAGTTCTATGTGTACACAGGCCGTGTGGAAACGCTGCCCTGCGCCTTGCGTCAGTTTGTATACGGCGACATCAACCTTGAGCAGAACTATCAGGTGTTCTGTGGCAGCAACGAGGGTTACAGCGAGATATGGTGGCACTACTGTTCTGCCAACTCTAGCGTGGTTGATCGCTATGTAATTTACAACTATCTGGACAAGGTGTGGTATTACGGCAGTCTGTCTCGCAGTGCGTGGCTGGATAGCCCCTTGCGCAATAACCCGATGGCAGCAACGTACAACCACACTGTCGTGTATCACGAAAGCGGTAACGATGACATTGAGATCAACGGCACGGTGAACCCCATCAACGCGTACATTCAGTCATCGGATTTTGATATTGGTGATGGGCACAACTTCGGCTTTGTGTGGCGGATCATTCCTGACATTACGTTTGATGGCTCAAACAATCAGACGCCTGCTAAGCCCGAGGCCGTATTCACTGTACGCCCACGCCAAAACCCTGGTGCGCCGTATGGCATAGCAGATACACCCGTCGTTGAATCTACGCAGTCTTACGCTAACCAGCGTAACTACACCGTGCAACAGTTCACGGAGATTGTGTACACACGCATACGCGGTCGCCAGATGGCGTTCAAGATTAGCTCTGACACGTTAGGTACACAGTGGCAGTTGGGTGTACCGCGGATTGATGTGCGGCCTGATGGGAGGCGTTGATGTCGAACGTCGTGGTTCAAATTATCAACCCGGTAGCTCCGGCTTTACCGGTTGCACCTACGGAGTACATGCGCGGGTATCAAGACCAGCTCAACAATATCTTACGTCTGTACTTTGCCAAATTAGATGCAGCTTTTGCCGCTTTTCTGAACGAGTCTGGAGCACGGTTTGTTAGCGTGCCGTGCGGGTCTTTTTTCTCAAACCAAACAACAACACTAACTGCCAACGTCGCCACTACCATTACGCTAAACAACACAGACAGCAATGCCACAATAGCAACAACTTTATCTAACGGCAGTGTGCAGGTGACATATCCCGGTGTGTACAACTATCAGTTCTCGGCACAGTATGAGAACGCTGATTCGCAAGCCCATGATGTAGATTTTTGGCTGCGTGTTGACGGTACGGATGTTTATGAATCAGCAACACAGCTAACAGTGCCAAGCAGGCATGGAAGCAGGAATGGTGCGGCGGTGGCGGCTTTAAACATATTTTTTAGCGCAGCCGCAAATAGCGTAATTGATTTTGTTACTGCGGCTACCCATCCTGATGTCAGATTAGCGGCGTTGCCAGCGTCGTCCAGCCCGTATGTACGGCCTTCCATTCCGTCGCTAATTACTACGGTAACCTTTGTTTCTAGGCTACCCGCATGATACGATTGACAAAATTTCTTGAAGGTGTGCTATGAGCCTGCAAAACCTTGCCCACCACCTCCAGAGCGCCGGGCGCGGCGACGACAAGATGCTCGTCCATATGACGCCCCGTGAGGTTGCCGGATTGCAAACTCTTGCTGCTGCGCATGGTGGGTCGCTGACCGTTAACCCTGAAACTGGCCTGCCCGAAGCAGGCTTTTTGTCTTCCTTGCTCCCCACCGTAATTGGCGCTGCGCTGGCTCCGGCCACTGGCGGCGCTTCGTTGGGTTTGACGCAGGCATGGCAAACAGCGGCTTTGGTTGGCGGCGCTTATGGTCTGGCTACCGGTAGCTTGAAGAAAGGCTTGATGGCAGGTCTGGGCGCATACGGCGGCGCTAATCTTGGTACTGGTCTGATGAGCGC